AAAATGGGGGGATGTATGTCTCCCCATTTTTAATTTAGGTAATCCATATGAATGTAAAAAAATTTATGTATATATTTCGTGGTTTAGATACTGCGTATGGTCAATATAAAAGTGAAGGAAAAAACGAAAACGGAAAATTAAATGGAAAAGCCTACACTGTAAAAGAACCACCAACAGAAGAATTATTTAAAAAACATTTAGAAGGAAAAGAACCAAGTCTAGGAATAATCCCAATTACACAAGATAACAAATGCTATTGGGGATGTATTGATGTAGATGAATATAAACTAGACCATAAAACACTCTTACAAAAAATAAGAAGCTTAAAAATACCTATAGTAATGTGTAGATCAAAATCCGGAGGAGCACATTTATTTTTATTTGTAGAAAAAGCTGTATCTGCAGCATTAATGCAAAAAACATTAAGAAGACTAGCTGCATCTTTTGGTTTTTCTTCCAGTGAAATTTTTCCAAAACAAATTGACATTAGCGAAGGAAGATATGGAAATTTTCTAAATCTACCTTATCACGGTGGTGATTCTTCTTTCAGATATGCATATAAAAATGATGGATCATCCGCAACACTAGAAGAATTTTATAAATTATATCTTAAATATGTTGTAAAAAAATCAAGTCTTTCCAAACTAAATGTAGATTCAAAAGATGACGCAATTCCAGATGGACCACCATGTTTACAAATACTTTGTTCACAAGGATTTCCAGAAGGAGAACGGAACATGGGACTTTTTAATATAGGTGTGTATGTAAAAAAAGCTTTTAAAAATAATTGGAAAGAAAAATTAGAGGAATATAATAGAAGCTATATGAGCCCACCCTTAATGTCACAAGAAGTAGTTAAAATACAAGAATCACTAGAAAAAGATTATAAATACAGATGTAAAGACGAACCAATTAGATCTTTTTGTAATGCTCAAGAATGTAGAAAAAGAAAATGGGGTATTGGAATAGAGTATGAAAGAGAAATAGGTAATTTACGAAAACAAACAAGCGATCCACCACTATGGTTTTTAGATGTTGACGGTAAAACTATAACATTAGAATCAGACCAGTTTTTTACCCAACCATTATTTAGAAGAGCTGTTGCAGACAAAACAAACTATTATCCGCCAAGTAGAAGGGGTCCTGCATGGGATGCTTTTTTACAAACATTACTAGACGGTGTAATAGAAATGGAAGTACCGGAAGATGTAAATCTCAAAGGTCAATTTAAAAATTATTTAAAAAATTTTTGTACAAATATTGGTATGGCCATGTCTAGAGAAGAAATTTTATTAGAAAAGCCGTATTTAAAAGACAGCAAAATATATTTTAGATTAACAGACCTACAAAAATATTTAACAAAACAAAGTTTTACAATTTTTAAAACAAATAAAATAGCAAGCACACTAAAAGAAATGGGAGCTAAACACGTAGAGACAAGTATTAAAGGAGAATCTATAAGATTATGGATTATTGATGAATATAAAAAAAATGAGGAACCAATAAATACACCAAGTATAGAAAAAAAGGAGCAACCCTATTAATGCATAAACAAAATTTTATAAATTCATGTCAAAACTATAAACAAATATTTAATAAAAAATTTGATTGTATAATAGATCATCTAGTAAATGATCCAGAAGTTATTAAAGCTTTAAAAATTAATGAATGGAACAAAACAGTAGATTTAGAATTATTGAAAGAAATTAATCATCTTTTTCTTGAATGCCTAGCTAAACACTTAAGAGCAAAACCATATACAAGAAATAAAGAAACTATTAAAATAATAAAGAAAAGTTTAAAAATATGAGACATATAATATTAGGACCGCCAGGCACAGGAAAAACAACTAAACTTTTAAATTTAGTTGATGAAAAGATTAAAGAAGGAGTACCACTTAGTAAGATAGGTTATTTTTCTTTTACAAGAAAAGCTGCGGAAGAAGCTGTTACAAGAGCCTGTATAAAATTTAATTTAGAAAGAAAAGAACTTCCTTTTTTTAGAACCCTACATTCTCTAGCATTAAAACAATTAGGACTCCCTCAAGAATCTTTAATGAAAAGATATGATTATAAATTACTTGGAGAAAAAATAGGTATTTCCTTAAACGGGATAAATCTAGAAGATGAAAACGGAATTGTGTTTTCATCGGATAAAGAATTTTTATCCCACATAGATATATCAAGAGCAAAAAAAATTTCATTAAAAGAACAATGGGCGTATAATGCAAAAGATATGTCGTGGGAAAAACTAGACTGGATCTACAGAACTTATAAAAAATTCAAGAAAATCAATGAATTATATGATTATACTGATATGTTAAGTAAATTTAATGAAAAAGGCCAGTCCCCGAAATTAGATTTTTTATTTATAGATGAAGCACAAGACTTAAGCAAATTACAATGGCAAACTGTTGATAAATTAGCACAAAGCTCCAAGGAAACATATATAGCAGGAGACGACGACCAAGCTATTTTTAGATGGGCTGGAGCGGATATTGAACACTTTATTAATATGAAAGGAGAAATACATATACTAAAACAATCACACAGAATTCCACAAAGCATTCATCCTTTTTGTGTTAAATTATCCAAACGAATTAAAAATCGAAGGGATAAAGAATATATCCCAAGAGATCACAAAGGTAAATTAAAATTTCATAATAACTTTCATATAGATGTATCACACGAAGAATGGTTGATTCTTGCGACAACAAATTATCTATTAGATAAAGTGCAAACAGAATTAATAGAGCAGGGTATATTCTTTAAAAGAAAAAATAGATTAAGTATTAAAAATTCCACTATAAATGTAATCTATAACTGGGAAGACTTAAGAAAAGGAAAAAGAGTTATAAAAGCTGATGTAAAGAGTATATATGACTTAATGAGTTCCAATGTAGGTGTAAAACACGGTTTTAAGAATTTAAATTCTTTGCCGGATAAAAAATATGTTAATCTCTATACATTAGCAAAAAAATATGGTCTATTGAGAAAAGATGAATGGTATAATGCTTTAGATAAAATACCTTTAATAGACAGAGTATACATAAGAGCTACCTTAAGACGAGGTGCAAAATTATCTGAACCAAAAGTAAAACTCTCAACGATTCATGGGGCCAAAGGCTCTGAATGTCAGAATGTAATATTATTTACAGATCTATCTAGAGAGGCAGATAAACAATATTTTATTAACCCCGACGATCAAACAAGAGTTATGTATGTAGGAGCAACTCGTGCAAAAGAAGCCCTACACATTATAACTCCACAAACAACAAGAGGTTTTATACTATGAGCATATCCGATACAATTAATAAACATATTAATAAAGGCTTAATTGAAACTAATAAAAAAGAAAAACCAAGAAACTATATTGGCGCCAGCTATCTAGGTTATCCCTGCAGTAGAAAGATACAGTATATGTGGCGAAATATTCCCCGTGATTCCGCACGAGAGCTATCGGGTAAAGTATTACGTATATTCAAACTAGGAGATAAGTATGAAGAACTTACAATAGAGTGGCTAGAAAAAGCCGGCTTTGAACTAGAGACACGGGACAAGGATGGTAATCAATTAGGATTCACAGCTTTAGATGATAGTATGAAAGGACATATTGACGGAATAATTGTAAAAGGCCCAAAAGAAATTTCATATCCAAGACTATGGGAATGTAAAAGTATGAATGTAAAAAAGTTCTCGTACTTTCAAACTTGTGGAGTAGAAAGTTCTCACCCGCATTATTATTCCCAAGTTCAATTATATATGCACATGATGGACTTAAAAAACAATCCTGCTATACTAACAGGAGTGAATAAAGAAAATGGGGATATGCATCATGAAGAGATTATTTTTAATTCTAAACACTCCAAAGACCTTATTGAAAAAGCTAAAGATATTATTACTAAAACCAAAGAACATGAATGGATGCCTAGACGCTACAGATCAAGAGAAGCATTTGAATGCAGATACTGTGACTGGCAAGACAGGTGTTGGAGGGGTGAATGAATAACCCCTTGAATAAACAAGTAGGAGGCAAACATTATAAAGTATGGAAGAAACAACCAGTTAAATTTATTAGAGAAAATAAACTTGGGTTTATATTTGGAGTAATGATTAAATATATTATGCGTATAGCTAGTAACACAACAGACACACGAAAAAAAATTGAAGATTTAGATAAGATAATTCATTATGCAGAAATTGAGAAAGAATTTTTAGAGGAGGAAAGACATATGAACGACATTGCAAACAACCTCCCTCATGCAGGACAACTCAATGAAACGAAAAAATAATTTCCTATACCAACCACCATCAGAGTGGATGCCTCCGGAAAAATTTCCTAATTTAAAAGACGCTAAAATTATATCTGTGGATTTAGAAACACAAGACCCTAACCTTATTAAAATGGGACCAGGATGGGCTAGAAACGACGGTCGTATTG